TACCCCATTTCTATTTATGAAAAAACTCTTAGATGTAGTAGATGGTGAAGTAAGAACAGTTCTGTCTGATGGAGAGGGCGGTATTATAATCCATTCCCAGACCGACTTAAGCGATTTCGCAGAGCATACAAAACAGCAATATAATGCCAATCCTGGCAAAACTGGGTGGTCAGATCAGCCTTTTGATCCAAAGAACAAAATAGCCTCTTTACCTTTAGCAATTATCAATGAGCTAAATGCAAAGGGGATTATGCGAGGATTCTACATCGCAGACCAAAAAGCCCTAAAAGCATGGCTAAATGACCCTGAGAATAGGGTTTTCCGCACTAGAGGCGGTGAAGTATGAGGATCGCTATTTTAATCCCCGCTAGAGGGCAAATGGAGGTCGCTACAGCCTTTGATTTGGTGGCGATGTGTGCCTATACCATCAAGACCACAAAGCATGATATAGACCTTTTTACTAGCGCAGGAACTCTGATTTTTGACCAGAGGAATAACCTAGTAAAAACAGCCTTAGAAGTTAAGGCAGACTATCTACTGTTTGTAGATGCGGATATGCGGTTTCCAAAAGATACCCTAAAAATCTTAATGGCTCATGATAAAGATATTATCGGAGTCAATGCGACTACAAGGTCTGAGCCTGTCAAACCGACAGCTAAGAACTTCCTAATACAAGAGGATGGATCAGTAGATTGGCTGCCAATCTATTCCAATGCTAAATCAGGCATCGAGAAAGCCGATGGCATTGGATGCGGTGTAATGCTGATTAAGCGCAAAGTAATTGAAGCAATGGAAGAACCTTACTTCTACTTTGAGCAGTTAGGCAACAACAAAATATTAGGTGAGGATATTTACTTCTGCATTAAGGCAAAAGATGCAGGATTTGATACCTGGGTAGACCATGATCTATCTAAAGGCATCCGACATATAGGACAATATGTCTATGGATGGCACAACATCGAATTACCAAAAGATTAAGAGAGAGCTATGCCTTATACCAATTATTCCGATCTAAAGACATCGGTGGCTAACTATTTAGGTCGGTCAGACCTAACATCAGTTATCCCCGATTTCATTCGATTTGCCGAGCTAAGAATGGCTAGGGATCTCCGCACAAGGGAGATGCTAAAGTCTGCTACAGCTCCGACAGTAAGCGGTGATGGCAAGGTAGCTCTACCTACAGACTTCTTAGAGATTCGAGACCTTCATGTCCAAGGTAATCCTAGGATGCCTGTAACTTACTTATCTCCTAGTTCATTTACAAGAGATGCACCAGCAGATGAGTCAGGAAAGCCAGTCTATTACACTATCTTGGCATCGGAGTTTGTCTTAGCTCCAGAGCCAGATACAAACTATACCTTAGAGATTCTTTACTATGCAAAGCCGACAGTATTATCGGACAGCAATGCCTCTAATGTATTCTTGGCTAACTATCCAGATGCTTTGCTTTATGCAAGCCTTTTGGAAGCCGAGCCATATTTAATCAATGATGCTCGCAGTCAGACTTGGGCAGCTTTGTATGACCGATCCATCAACAACATCTCGCTTGCTGACCAAAATGGTGAGTATTCGGGTGTTCCTCTACAAATGAAAGTAACCTCTCGATAAGGAATCAAAATGGCTGAAATGTCAAATTATCTCGAAGATGCACTAATCAATGCAACTCTCCGAGCAACAACCTTTACTTCTCCTGCTGCTGTTTATGTCAGTCTGCATACCGCAGATCCAACAGATGCAGGCACAGGCACAGAGGTTAGCGGTGGATCATATGCTCGCCAATCAGCGACATTTGGCGCACCTAGCAATGGCGCATCTGCTACTTCTGCTGATATTACTTTCCCACAAGCCACAGGCAATTGGGGAACAGTAACTCATATTGGTATTTGGGATGCAAGCACAAGCGGTAACCTTTATTACCATACACAATTGGATGCATCTAAGACTATTGATACAGGCGATGTATTCAAGATTGCATCAGGCAGCTTGACAGTAACTCTTGCCTAATCCATGCCAGCCGATTATTGTGGCGCATTTACAATTGACAACATCGATCAGTTCGGGACTCTTGAACAGATCCTTGTGTCATTTGATGACCCTGCATGGGCATCAGCCAGCACTTGCATATACTATGGAGATGCCAGCGTCAGTTCTAGCGCTTCTGCTAGTGCTAATGGCTATGCGATAAGAGGTGCATCAGCCTCAGTAACAGCAGATGGCACAGTTACAGCTAGTGCCATGCGAACAAGAACCTCATCTGGTTCTATTACAGGCGATGCCACAGTAACTGCTAATGGCTTTGCAATCAGACAAGGCTCTGGCTCGATAACAGCCCAAGGAACAGTAAATGCAGAAGCGATCAGGGTTAGAACAAGCTCAGGAGCTGTATCGGCTCTGGCTGTGGTCTCGGCAAATGGATATGGAATATTTGCAGGATCTGGTGCAGTCTCAGCTACAGGCACAGTATCGGCAGATGCTATCAGGATTAGAACAAGCTCTGGCTCTATTTCAGCATCAGGGTCTGCCTCTGCATCAGCCATTCGAGAAAGACTAAGTTCTGGCAGTATCTCGGCAACAGCAACAGTAACTGCACTAGGCGGTGTTGAATATAGTGGCGATGCCTCAGTAACCGCATTTGCAACAGTAACAGCAAATCCTGTAGCAATCTACAGCGCAGTAGCAACAGTAAATGGTATAGCCCTAGTTAATTGCTTTGGCAGAGTTCTAGGCGATAATTGGACAGACGAAACAGTAGGCACAGAGGCTTGGACAGGCATCACACCTAGTGCAACAGTATGGACTGTGGCATCAGCAGGATCAGAGACTTGGACAGCCACAGCAGCAAGCACTACTGTATGGACAGACATATCTAGCGGAAACTCACAATGGCAATAAGTAGAATAACTTTCGGAGAGTGGACTCCAGATCAGCCAGGACTAACCAATGGCTTACAAAGGGCAGAGAATGTCTTTTCTAAGGCTGTAGGATATGGTGCTATTAATGCAGCCGAGGAATACTCTGGCGCAGCATCAGAGAACCTAAACAATGTAGTCGCAGGCAAAACCGCAGCAGGAGCTACTATTGTATTTGCTGGCGGTGCAACAAAGTTATTTAAGTTAGATACAGGCGATTTATCTTTGGATTCGGTAGTAAAGGCTAGTAGAACAATCACCAATGTCGCTAAGACTAGCGGAGTAGTAACCATTACTACATCTGCTGATCATGGTTTTTCTGTAGGCGATTCGGTAACAGTAGCAGCTACTTCTACAACCGCAGTTAATGGAACTTTTACTGTTGATACAGTTCCTACAACTACAACCTTTACCTATCTACAAGCAGGTGGCAATATTGGATCAACTGTTGATACAGGCACAGTTAGCTTTCAGTATTCAACCCCTACAAACCAAAGATGGCGATTTACACAATTTGGCAATGTCTTAATTGCTGCTAATGGTGGAAACCGCTTGCAGGGATATAACTTAAATAACTCTACAACCTTCCAAGACTTAGCAGCAGATGCTCCTCAGTCTCGGTATGTAACAGTAGTTCGAGATTTTGTAGTGTCGGCTTATGTAAATAGCTCGACTGTTTATCCATATAGGGTGCAATGGTCAGCATTAGGCGATGAGTCTAACTGGGCTAATTCTGCAACAACTCAGGCAGACTTCCAAGACATTCCTGATGGTGGCTCAATTGTGGGTGTAACTGGTGGTGAATTTGGGTTAGTTTTTATGGATCGCTCAATCCACCGCATGAGTTATGTCGGAAGTCCTTTAGTGTTTCAGTTCGACAATATCAGCCGAAACCTTGGATGCTATGAGTCTAATTCGATTGTGCAGTATGGTGGAACTAGCTTCTTTCTGTCAGATGATGGCTTCTATGCTTGTGATGGGCAGCAAGTCATTCCTATTGGAAATGAAAAGGTAAACCGATATTTCTTTAGCGATGTAGATGAAGGCTCTTTAAGCCTAATGTCAGCAGCAGTAGACCCATTTAGAAAGTTAGTTGTTTGGGCTTATGCAAGCCAATCCTCTGCAACTGTAGATAAATTGCTTATCTACAATTATCAGACAAACAAATGGACTAGCGGAACTACTAATGCAAGCCGAGTCGCTTCTTCTTCTACACCATCCTTTGATTTAGAAGGTATGGATGTATTTGGCAACCTAGAGCAGATTATGTCTAGTTTTGATGAGCGAGTTTGGCTTGGTGGCAAGATGCAATTTGCTGGTGTAAAGAATACAAAGATTGTTACTTTTACAGGCAATGGCAATACAGCATATATTGAGACAGGCGATATTGAAATGCCTGGCACAACCTCTGCAATCACTATGGCAAAGCCAATTGTAGATGGTGGTTCTGGATCAGTAGCATTGTTTTCTCGCAGACTGTTAAATGAGCAGGTAGTATTTGGCTCTCAGACAGCAGCCGATGCAGAAAATAGAGTATCAATCCGAGGTATTGGGCGGTATCATCGTCTACAATTAACACCTACAGGTCAATGGACAAATGCTGTAGGTATTGATGTAGATATGAACCCTCTAGGAACTAGATAATGTATCGACTGTTACCTCCTTTTGGAGCAGATCAGCGAGGTGTTGCCGAAGTAGTCAATGGGATTATGAATGGCAA